CTTCCATATTTTTGACAATTTCATCAAACGACTCAACGAATGGATGTCCGTAATCAATAAACCGGTCGCAACCTGGACAAGCCAGATCGCAACTGGTTGTGATCATATATTCGAGATGTGGTATATGGTAGCCGCGATTAGTCAAAATAACTTTCCAGTGTGCCTTTACGCTTAGTATCTAAAGTAACACAATGGAAGCCACCTGACAATGTACGTGCTTGACGCATAGGTAAACCAATTGATTCAATACCGTGTTTGTCTAACTCTTTACGTAGTTCTTCTTGATTCTCATCACAGATTACCAAGTTTTCGTTTACACTCATAAAGTTTAAACCAATGTACTTACTGCAAGGCGATACACCATTTGGCAAATTCGTACCAATGTCAATTACCTTATCTCCTGGGAAGAAAATCTTATCCCATTTCTCAAAGATTTTAGGATAAAAGTCTGGACGAATTCTATCACCGTTGAACAATACTAAGCCTGGCTTTAAAGGAATTACTGTACTGTCAAAGTGTGAATAACTATAAAAGCCTTCAGCAAGATGCAGTTTGTAACCTCTTGGCTCAACAATAGTTTTCAACCATTCATAGCCTAGTTTAGTTCCACTGTTACTTACTTGATATAATAAGTCTTTTCCAAGACGCACTACGTTAGGTGCATCAAATACAATCTCTTTGTTTACAAGAGTTGGAATAATCAAGTCTTCAAGTTGATAACTCTCATCTAATAAGCGAGGACGTGGTGCCGCAATCCACTCGGTTCCGCCTTCCATTGCTTCATACAAGAAATCTCTGTACGCTGTTGTTTCATACTGTCTTGCTCTCATAGCACCTGGACAATCGATAATAAGATTATCTAAAGGCAATAATAAATCTCTTGGACAATATGTATACCAACCTGTTGTTTTCCAATCAGGCGATCCAAATTCTTTTGAATGATCAATTGACTCCGGGCGTCTTACTTTAACACCTAGGTCTGTTAATACTTTAGCAAAATTATCTAAGTCTTCGTTTGCTTCATCAATTACCCACTCCGGACTAGGTCCTTCGAGATCTTTAATGTGTTCCCATTTGCAATCAGCAAAACCAAATGAGTGTGTTGATTTATCTACTGTAGGAATACGTGCATGATCCGCAATACCTACAAATACCTCTTCTAAAGGATCCCAATCATTATGACTACTTACTACTGTCATTTATTTTTTCTCCAATTAAATCACTAATGCAGACTCTGTTTACTTCTCCACCGCGATTAAATTCTTTATATTCATCACCGCCTAAACCAAACATAATACAATCAGTGGGTCTTAGATTTTTCTCCTCGCAAACCGCATTGTAAACATCTGCATATGTTTTCCAATTCCAATCTACAGGGAAAGTTTTTATCAAACTACTTGCTATACTTAAACTAATTCGGTTATGCATATCTACAGAATTGAACACGTCAATACCGTCATCTGTGTCCTCTCTTTCAAGGCGCACACCTACACGTAGATACTCTGCACCATAGAATGCTTTACTAATACTAAATGTAATTGTTTCAACAGCAGGATATTCGCTAAGGTTTAAGTTAATGTTTTTAGTGCAAGGATAGTATGCAAAATCTAGTAGTACAGGAATACCAAACTGTTCTGCATTGCGTAGTAACATATCCGTAGCAGGGTGTTGAATACCTCTATCACTGAACGGCACACTAAGGATTAGTGCATCGCCTTCACGCAAAGGTATATCGTTAATCCATTCAAACTGACTACCGTTTTTAAGACAAGCCTGATGATACATAAACTCGCCTTTAAAGAATCTAAAACGTTTTTCTTTGTGTTTGTAATAAAAATGGTCAAACGCTTGAACAGTTCCGTTGCATAGTTTAATACTAGCAAATTCTTCAATGCCTTTAATAAAATTAAATTCGCTTGATAAAATCCAATCTACAAATTCGTACTTAAATTCTTCTGGTAGTTTAGGATTATATAGATCAGCAACAGGGTTTAAACGTTCAATAAACTCTTTTACTTTGTTATCTGATACAGGTTTAGCACCTCTTAAATTCATTCTTTACTCCAGTAATTTGCATAGTGTATTTTGGACTCATGCCAAAATTTCCACTTAAATGCGGTTCATCTTTTTCTATTATTATAGCATCACCACGCTTCCAATGCAAGACTGGTTTTTCATTTATTTCAAAATAATGACCCGATTTCCAATCTTCAAGGAAAATGTTTACACGAATACAGTCTTGCGGGTCAACTCCGTATTCATTTGAAATTTTATAAAATGTATCAACATGACTTGGTAATGTTTGTCCTGGCATTTGATACATTACTGAGATAGTACATCTGTCAAACAATGTTTGAGCAAATGCAATTATATCAACACCTACTTTAAAACTTTGATTGTACTTTGTATTTTCTTTTGTAAAGCCTGCTAGATGATAACGTTTATTTTGCTCTTCAAACTCTTTAGAGCGACCTTCGTATTCTATATTATTTTTTTCAGTCCAAGTTAAACTTTTGTAGTTTAACGGAGGCAATATAAAACTTACTTGTTCCATGGCTGATCGTAAGGTGTTCCTGTTTTTTCATCATACCAATACAAACTTCTGTGCGGAGGATGTTTGTCGTCGTGTTTGGCATTACTAACATAATAGAACAACCTAATACCCTTTCTGCTTACACCTTCGGGACAAGTCATTGGGTCTGGATACCCATGGAAGGCAAAATTATTATAGTTCCAAATTACACAGTTACCTGCACCTACAGGAACTTTAGTGTGTACTTTGTTTCTTTTAGTATCGTAAAACTGTAACTGACCACCCCATTCTTCTTGCCAATATTCATTAAGATATATTACAACACTTAACATACGATGCAAACGAATTTGCTCATTCCAGTTAAAGTCTGTGTGTATTTTTAAACTGTCTCCTGCAAATGACTTCATATATCCTGCGCCAACTAGATGCGGATCAGGAATTAAATCTACAGTATCAGTAACTTCTTGTAACCATTTGATAAACGTTGAACTATGTAATGCGTGTATAACTGCATCTTGTATTGGAGTACGATCAGTGTTATTAAACTCGTACATACAAGAACCTGCTCTTGTAAAATGCTTACAGTCTTCTAATGGAATATCGTCTAGTTCTTTTGCCAATAATGCAACTAATTCTCTAGGAATAAAGTTTTCTAATGTTAATAAACTGTAGTCAGGATGACTGCGATATTGTTTTTGCAGTTCATATGTTTCAGGAAATTTATCCAAAATATGATTTATCAGTTGCTGTTTCATCAATGATATTTAATACACTAAACTTAATTTGTTAGTGTTTCTGACTTAATGGATTTCTATGTTTTTAAGGCTGTTAATGTAGAGTTCTTCGTTTTGATAGTTGTGAGGTTCAACGTCAATGGGTTTTGCATAAAACGTTGGATTCTTTTTCCAATCAAAACCAAATAATACTATTTTCTTTGGATTAAAAGATAGAACAAAGTCAATGGCTACCATACCTGTAGAAGGTTCTTGACCTTTTATTAATTTTAATCTATCTCTGAGATTAGTTATCGGTACAATATAACTTTTGTGTTTATTAAAAAGTCTTTCTGGCTGACGCCCTTTAATACTTGTTTGAATAAGATATGTTTCACCAAATTGTGTTGGATTTGTTCGCCATGCCATTGGAACAACATTAGAATGTGCATAAAACAAAACATCAAATCGATTGCCGTAACAAGGATCACCTAGTTTTGAAATTCCTTTGTTAAATCTACAAACAGTATCGTAACTGTCAATCAACGATCCGTTGTTTTTGTTGTCAAATAGTTTTACAGAATTTCCTACCAAGCATACTGTTTTGTTTTCAAACTGTAGTCTTATTTCTTCTCTAGTAAGCATTCGTATTTTGTCACTGCCTTAGGAATACCCTTCTTACCTTTTTTAACATAGCCAATAATATCTTCGTGAACAACATTAAATTTATTGTACATGATTTCTTGCCACCAGTCTGGAGTTTTAATAATTAAGTGTGCATTACGTCCGTCGGGTAAAACTTTTTTTGCTTTAAAACAAGCAATTAAATGATATTGTACTATATTACAACGTTTATTTAAATCATCTAGTGTTGCTTCTAGTGCATCTGGTTCTACGTGTTCTAATACATCTGTACTCATAATCATATCTACACTGTCTGGAAGTTGATCGTTAAATGCAGGATCATATCCATAGACAGTCATGTGTGGATATTTTTCTTTTAATAAATTTACAATTTGTCCTTTACCGCAACCAAAGTCTAAAATAGATTGAGGATTATATTTGGCAATAGCAAGTTCTACTTGTTTAGGCAAATTACTAGTAGTACCCCAATTTTTATTTTCGTGTGTTTGTTTTAGTTGTTGCTTATATTCTTCTGATACGTTCATACTGATGCATCCTCCATACCTGCAACACGTAGTTTAACAATGTTAGTAAGTTGCCACTGTTTTTGATCTAATCCTTTAGTAATGCCTAACCATTTGTTACGCATAAGAGCAAACTCGTTAATGATCTTTTCCATATCAACAACGTCTGCTTCACCATCAACATACTTTTCAACATCGCGACTTGACAACGAACGTTGATAGTTTTCTAAATATTTCTTGAAGAAAGAACTGCGTAGTCTACGTAGTTCAATATTGAGGTATTCGAGAATTGCTTCTAATTCTTGTAATTGATTAAAGCGATGTTCGACAAGGCCGGGCATTTCTGCCGCGGCCTTTTCTATGTTACCATAGACTCGAACTTCTTTTTTTGCTTCTGCTAGTTCGTTTTCAAAATATTGAATAGCATTTGGAATCTCTGTGATATTTTTTGAGATTTTACCGTACCACATTCATTAATCCCAATCGTCATCATCAGCAACCATATCATCATCAATGTCAAGATAATAATTGATTGCATGATCAAGATAATCACAGTTACCCAAAGAATCTTTAAAAGCATCATCTGATACACCGTAGTCTGCCATTAGATCGACAAAGCGTTCTGCAACAATTTCTAAGTGTTTCTTATCAATGTGTTCTTTAAAAAGATTCCAAGTATCGATAATTTGTGAACTGTCCATAAACTAAATTACTCCTCAGGTTGTAATACTTCTTCAACAGGAATTTCTTCTTCCATTGTAGTTACCACATCACCTGGTTCGTTATAGTCCATCATGACTTTGTCTAGCAATTCGCCACCGGCTTCCCACGCTTTGCGATACTCTTTAGTTTCTTCACCTGTTGATGAAACATATTTAAGTCTATTACCATCCTTTGTAAGAATGCCTTTTTTCTCAAATAAATCAACAAGACCGCTGTATGGGTTCATTCCTGTTTCATAAGGAATCTTAACCTGTACGCCTTCAAAAGGTTTAGCATATCTTGTTTTCATTACTTTACAAGCCGCTCTAATACCTTTTACATCACTGATCTTGTTACCATCTTCATCTTCTTTTAGTTTCAATTTCTTCATTGCTACTACGATAGATGATGCATAGATAAAGCCTTGACCGCCTGAAATCTTGTCATCTGGATCAAACATATCTTGCGATGCATATGTGTGGTTAGTTGCTACTAAGCCTACATTGTGCGAACCAAACATATTAACACAGTTTCTAACAAGTGCTGTAAGTGCCTTAGGTTTTCTACCCATATCACCTTTCATATCACCTTTATTAAACTGGTCTACGTCTGTTGGTGTTAACAACATACCTAGTGAATCAATTACAAATAATACCTTAGGACGATCTTCCTCCGGCATATCTTTGTAGTCTGCCATAAATGTTGATACTGTCTTAGCAACATCATCAATCATTGACATATTAAGTTTTAGCAGTTTATCTTCGCCTGTATCAACATTAAGCGCCTGTAACCATGTTTCATCAAGTGCGTTTTCTGAATCAATTAGTACAACAAAGATACCTTGATCCTGTGCCGCCTTTACAATGTTACCTGCACAAATATATGATTTACCTGCACCAGACTCACCTGCAAAAACAGTTACCTTGCCTAGTGGTACACCTTTATTAAAGTCTCCACTTACAAGATAGTTGAGTGCATAGTTACCTGTACTAATCCAATCAGTAGGATCATTAAATCCTGCACTCATACCCGTAATAGATTTAGTCAAGTTTTTACGAAACTTGGAAACGTCAAATGCTTTATTAGCCATTAACTTCTCCTTCAATGTGAATAGGGATCCGAAGATCCCTATTCGTTAAGCAATTACTGATTTTGTCGCGAACGGATCATCGCTAAGATATCTTCCGCTTTATTATCAGTTTGTGGTGCCGCTTGTGGAGCAGGCGCCGCCTCTGCAACTGTTTCAGCAACTGGTGCCGCTGGTGCTTCAGTAACCGGAGTTGAAGCCGGAGTTGAAGGAGTTGCTACTGGATCGCCAGTACGTGCCGCCATACCTGATGGACGGAAGTATTGACTCCAACGTTCTGGATCGTATGCTTCACCATCAACAGATGCTTGGAACATTTCCTGCATTACTTTAAGTTCAACATCAGTTGGCTTCTTAGGTAAGAAGTCTGATAAGTTAAACAAACCGTGTGTATCAATAGCAGTTGCTTCTGCTTCAGTTAACGGACGCTCTCTACGAGCCCAGTTTGAAGTAGAATAGTCTGCATATCCGCCTTTAGAAGTTTTTACAATTCTAAAGTCTACGCCAGCAGTATAATCTGTTGGTAGTTCTTCCATATCTGGATCCATTAGTGCAGATTTAACAAGTTGAAAAATCTGTGGACCAATAATAAATCTACGGATTGGATTTTCTGGGATACTGTCTTCAGTAAGACCGCTTTCAGTTACAAACCCTTGGAATACGTATGAACGCTTCTTCCAATATTTACGACCCATGTCTTCTAGTGTTGGATCTTTGAACCAACCACGAACTT